TCATTGTTCATTGGGGACCTTCGGGCTTTGGCAAGTCCCGATACGTGTACCACGAGTTCCCCAACAAAGACGATGTCTATTGCGCTGGCGGAGATTGGCCCCGTTGGTGGCCAAACTATGACGCTCATCCGGTCGTATGGATCGACGAGTTCAGAGGATGTCGAATCAAGTTCTCCGACCTCTTGCCGATGCTCGACCGGTTCCCGTATCGGGTCGAGTTCAAGGGTGGCTCTCGGCAACTTCTTGCCAAGACGATTGTTATCACATCGCCCTCTCACCCTCGGAACTGGTATCAAAACCAGCCCGAACAGCTTGAACAGCTTCTTCGTCGAATAGATACTATCCGATATTTCTATCGGCAAATCGACGAGCTCGACCCGGTCTCTCGAATTGCATTCACCGAGACATCCGGGAAAGACCCACCGCTTACCGCTCCATTGGAGCTCAAAGCAGTTCCACTTAGTTGTAATCGGCCTTCGGTCTCTTTGAGACCGTCGGCCTCTATAACAACAAGTGTTCCGGAAGTTGATCCGGAAGTTGAGGGTAATATTACGACCCCTAGCTATACAAGCGGGGTCGTGAAAAGACCCTCAACAAAAGACATCAGTGATGCTGATTTCGCCAAATTCATGGCAAGCATCGAATTTGACTAATCGCCGAAAATTATTTTTCCGCGAGGCGGTTAATTAATCAGTGTCTGAGGAAACGTTGATACGATTAAATCGCATGAGTCATAAGCAGTCATTGCGCTGAAATCAGCGGCAGTCAGACTGATAACTCCCCCTGGAAGGGTAACATCAAACGCAGCCCATCCGGAGACCACTCCGGATTGCGTTGTAGACAGAACTGAGAAAGGCGTGATAATTGATGACCGGGTATTGTTATCAAGCAATACCTGGGCCGAGACACCCGGACCCACAGTAAACTGCGGTCCGAACAATGTCCCCGTGTCGGCGGTACCCGACACGACATAGTATATCATCACACCACCGACATAATTAGGAGGCAAAGTAATTATGCCGGGACTGCTTAACTTTGCGCCAAAGTTCGACGAACCTGAAGCAACAATAGTTGTTGGCGACAAACCAAAGTATCTTGCAGTAGTGATATTTGCTGGATCAGGTATAATGAAATGATCAGCAGCAAATGGCGAGTCGACATTCATACATGGCTTAATGAATTCGATCTCATATGAGACCCAAAGCTCACCAATATTCACCGATGAACCCTGTAGACCTTGAGTGGCAATCGTAAAGTTGCCCATGTCATACAGTCGAAGGTCACCCGGTGAAATAGTCGATGGTCGTGTGAACAAGACATCGACCGGTGTCTGAAACTGTGCACACTCAATAGGATGCATCAGACACATTGAAGGCTTAACAGATGCTCCGAACTCATAGTTCTCCATCTGTTGCTTGTTCGTGAATGGAGCTTCCATCACGTTGTACTGTGTAGCCATAACCACAGTACCTAAAGCAGTATTCGTCGAGTTCAATGCATCAGAAGACATAGTCTTATACTCGAAGACCATTCCATGGACCCGATACTGATCATAACTCGACCCTACACGATTCCCCCATGGGAACGTGATTGCCTGCGCGGGATTAATCGGAAACACATCGCTCTTAAACGCGCCTGGCGTCGCTGAAGTGATGATATCCTGGATATACTCCCGATGACGGACGATCGTTGATCGTTTTCCGTTACCAAAGAGTGGCACAGTGTCTCGCCCTAAAGACACACTGTTATGAGTAATCTCATAGTCGCCAAATCCTGTGATACTTTTCAACAGAGATTGTGCGCCGCCACCCAACACGCCGCCAAGTGCTGCTCCGGCAGGACCACCTAAGGTACCACCCAGCATCGCACCTAACGACGAACCAACGCCTGGATAGTCCAGCTTTCTTGCGGCTCGAGGAGCTGCAACCCGGCGTGCTGGCGCAGCCTTGCGGGCTGGCGCACGGCGTGCAGTTGCTCGAGGTCGGGTGACCCGACGTGCCGCAGTGGACAATCGTTTGCGTGTATACATCTATTGTCGTGTTGGTATACTACAGTTTTATAAAATCTAAAGAAATTATAAATACCCTAAGTTCGGTGCGGCATAGGCGCGACCTTTGGGCGCCTATTATTTTCCGCTCCGAAAAACTATGGTATACATGCGCTTCGCGCAACTTGCACTGGTTGAACATCGCAATTGATACCATTATATAAATAGTAGGTTTATATGTGCGGGTTGCAGTTGGTCGGTCGGGTCGGAGCTGGTCGGTCCTTCGGACCTCCCATCTCCTCCCCGGCCGATAGCAACCCCTCGTAAAAGACGTGTTTACGGGTCCCAACCGTTGGTTGTACCCTGAAAAACTTTAGCGGACTTTTCCCCGCTAACTTTTTTGCTATACAAGGTCTTGATTTTTCTCTTCCGAGATTATCTTTCACCAGGAACCACTGGCAAAAGGACCTTGCAAACTATTGGGGCGGCAATTATTTTGCACCTCTCAAGAGTTTGGTTAGCCTATAGCATAGTCGCAACAATGTCCGGGATGGTAATCCCGGACATTGTTGCTCATACCCTGTGCGTCAGGGGTCAGCCCCGCGCGGTCACTTGTGTTAGACTGGGGGCCCTTTGGGCCCCCCAGACCTTCGGCAACTAACGTGCCGACGGGGCTTATCACCGTTAACACCGGATATTCACGAGTCAACGGTTTAATTTTTTCAAACTTTCTGTGCGGCACTTATCCGAACCACCATGGAACATAGCTGGCACGACAATCATAAGGCCGCCACAGGAACCACGCTTGCCAAACACTGGGTGTTTACTGCCTGGGAAGAACCGACTTTGTCTGAACTCCCAGAAAATGTGTCTTACATCGGCTACGGCAAGGAAACTTGCCCTACGACCTTGAAGACACACTGGCAGGGCTACGTGGAATTCACGAAGAAAATGCGCGTCAACCCCATTCGCAAGTTCCTAGCTGGCCACGGCGTTAACAACGTGTGGCTGGCGCTGCGACTGGGCAAGGCATCGGAAGCCGATGCCTACTGCCGCAAAGAAAACGACCATAAGTCGTTCGGGACACTCTCTTCGGAGACTTCTCACCAAGGTGAACGCACCGATATCCAGTGCCTAATTGCGGACATCAAAGGTGGCAATATGCCATCCTTCCGAAGCGGATGCCTTAACGGCACTATAAAAACTTATCAGCATATTAAAATCACTGAGAAGATTCTTACTCACTTCGAACCGCAGCGCGACTTCAAGACACGAGTCATTGTTCATTGGGGACCTTCGGGCTTTGGCAAGTCCCGATACGTGTACCACGAGTTCCCCAACAAAGACGATGTCTATTGCGCTGGCGGAGATTGGCCCCGTTGGTGGCCAAACTATGACGCTCA